CCACTCCATGATATCTGCTACGTGGGTCGGTTCAAATTGATTGGTAATATCTACTGTAACTGTTTCAGCGTCAGGATATGCCCGCTTGATGCCTTTAGAAAACGATTGAGTTCCTGCAAATAATTCAAGCGTTTTCATCTATATGGTGTGCGGTTTATTTTGGTACTTCTTCTACGTCCGTTTTTGGAGGTTGATCTACTACCGTCTTGCGGGGTCGCCCCCGTGGATTGCCTGTAGGCCGACGATCTCTCAATTTATTATTTACTCGGTGTCTCGCCCGCTCCTTTGCAACGTAGCTGAGGGCATACATGATGTCTGCAATGGTAGTTCCGTCATCCAATATTTGAATTTGATTATTTGCCGTATCAATAATATCAATGGGCATTCCGTGTTATCTATATACCGGATAGATATTTTAAACCGTCAATTTTAAAATGAAAAAAAATTGAAAAATAGAAAAATACAATTTCTTGCAAATTAGTTTTTCTACTTCGTAATGATGCGAGCCGAAAAGTTACTGTATAATGTAAGCCGTGATTTTGTTACACCCTCACTATCATAAATTACCCGCCCGTCTTGATCACAATTTACTACGCTAATTGATTTTTTATTAATGGACATTATTTTGTGGAGATATGCTACGTCTTCCGTTTCCCGTGCACGCTCTGATACGATAATATCGCCATCTTTTAGCTCTGCCAGTGGTACAGTTTTCGTATTAAATGGGAGATCATAGGAGACTGCGTCTTTTCCTGGGCCGCACCAATATGTTACCCAGCGATGCTTGCGGGGAGCAATTCGCCACCGTTCCAGGCGTTCTTCTTCCAGGCGTTCCTCGTCCTCATCCTCCTGGGGCAAAATAGCAAATGCTTTTTCGGCTCGCTTGAACTCTCGCAAATAGTTTTCTTTGTCGTGGATGCGTTTTTGTAAAAGGACATCAGTAGGATTTTTTTCCTCGTTCTTGTATAATCCATCTAATACTTGTTCGTGCATAGTAATTTCATTCGTGATGTAATCCCGTGTGTGATAGCGAATACCTCCTTTGTCATCCAATGTGCGATAATTGATCATCGCATACTCGTTGTTGTAAAGTCCGTCAAATTTAATGCTTTCCGTGGGAGAGCCTGAGAAAGTGGTGAGCGTTTCAACGTTGGTCATGTTCATGTTGCGGTTCATCTTCTATACTCTTGCCGGAGAAAATAAATCTGGAAGCGTGTCTGATTTTCTACCGGAAGACCTGGCCGTCAAATTTTGCAGATTTGGGGGGGATGGATTGAAAAAAAGTTGAAACCCTACTTTTTTTTATTGAAATCATTTTCTATGCTGTATTCAGATGTCATTGGAAAAAGCCATAAGTGAAATCTGTTTAATGTATGGCCTATCAGAAGAACAAGTACGGCTTGTACTAAGAGAAACAGAGAAACGTATCGCAGAATTTCATAGGAGATTCGGGGAAACGTTATATTTTAATGAGTTATGCAAGTACCAAGTAAAACACTATGAAGCAATGCAACGTATCAATGCCCAGTACGATTAACTTATTTCTTCTCTTTCATGTGTAACAACCGGACTTGAGCTTCTGCCTTAGCTTTTGTAGTATGTTCGGCAAAAACCTTCTTCGTTATTTTATTTGATACACGGTATAACCCCGACGGCAGTTTACGTATGGTGTAGGGCATTCTATATAGAAATAATATTATCTATTAGAAATGGCTAACTTTTATAATGATACATTTTCTAAGCATGATGATTGGATGACACCAAAAAATGCATGGCATGATATTAATGATTATATCCCCAAAGATAAAGTGATATGGGAGGCATTTTATGGAGACGGTCGTTCTGGTCAATTTTTGACAGAATTAGGATGTAATGTAATACATGAGGATATAGATTTCTTTAATGAGAATAAAGGCGATATTGTTATAAGCAATCCCCCCTTTACTAAAATTCCTCAAGTCTTACAACGACTAATACTATTGAATAAACCATTTATTCTTATCATGCCATCAAGTAAAATCAATACGCAATGTTTTCGATCCATTTTCAAAGACATTGAAAAGCCACAATTGATCATTCCGAAGAAACGTATTAACTTTCAAAAAATGGTAAACGGTGAAATGATTAAACATAAATATCAGTGTAATTTTGATTGCTTTTACTATTGCTGGAAAATGAAACTGCCGTCGGATATTACATGGCTATAAATAATATTATCTATTAGAAATGAGCGACCTTTCTAAGATATTCAAAGCCCATGACAAGGATGACGTAAGTAAAAACGATCCACTGCTAAAAAATACGAAAGGTTCTATCATGTTACTAATAGGTAAGAAGCGAACAGGTAAAACTTCGCTATGGTTATCCCTACTATCTTCTCCCAAGCTCTTTGGGGGATACTTTGGCAATATCTTTCTGATCAGCCCCTCCAAAGAAGAAAAGACTCAAGCCCTCCGAGAGGAATTGGACAAGGAGGGCAAATACTATTCCGCCCTTACCGAGGCGAATATCGGCTCTATCCTGGATTACATCAAAGCCGAACAAGCCAAGCAAAAAATGAAAGAGATGAAAATAAAGAAAAAACTCCCGCCCATCTACAACCTGATTATATTAGACGATGTAGTGAGCGATTTGCCACGTGGTTTCAAAAAGAACGTAATAACCAATTTATTTTACAACCATCGCCATTACAACGCCTCTTTAATCGTCATTTCACAGTCCTACAAAAACATCGCCCCCTCCCTAAGGAAACAAGCTGATCTCCTCTACATCTTCCCGACGAATAACCTCAGAGAGAGGGAAGCCATCCAAGAAGACTGGTCAATAGATGACGAAGTCTTTAACGAGTGCTTTGAAGATGAATCTGACCACCCCTTCTTAACTGTGAACTTGATCGGCTCACGCCCCACGTATTTCCGCAAGATGACAAAAATGTCCGAATAAAAATATCCTATCAATATAGAAATGCCTTTAGTCCAATTCATAGTTACCTACGACGATTTGCTGGATAACTCCAATGAAACGACCAACGGCTTTACCACAAATAAAATTACCGCATCCACTACCTCCATTACACAGGCAGTACTTAGTCGTAACTGCAATCTGTACGGTGGGCGTTATCGGGCAAAGGTGGATGGCTTCCACATTGAATCTGGGGCTTATAATACGACTACCTTTGGACAGAATCCCCAAATCATCTACATTGGATCATCCCGTTTTCTGTTCCCTGCCATGGGACAAAATACCTTAGCATTTGCCACTAACAGTGATAACATGTCGCCAGATGTATATGGACGGCGGGAATTTGAAATTGATACCATTAATGGGCAGGTTGATCTCTCTGTCTCCATAACCCAATACGGACAATCCATCAATGCCAATCCTGCCGCAGTCATTGCACCATTCACCGTTGATAAAACCGCTACATGGGGATCCGCACAATTTGCCTATTTCATTCTCTCCTTGCACTTAGAACCGTGTGACTCCAAATCCACCTTTGGCGATGCTAAGCGTGCCTTCCAATAAATTATTTCAATAAAAGTTCCTAAGAGAAACATATATTGGAATAACAACTAATTTTTCTACTTATTCAAAGGGATTATCGCTTGATCTGAATTGTTCCGTCGGATTCAAATGCACACAGCACATCAAAAACGACGATGACAGTATTCAGGTACGAAGAACCCGTACTTCCGTAACCAGTGAGTTGTAAGTTCACATTTGTTGCGGCAGTCCCCGCAAACAACGAGGCTTCATCATCAAAACTTGTAAGATCCCACCCTATGGCGTAGAATTGTGTCATGAAAGGGTTAGTAGTTGGCGACCCAGCCGTCGTCGGAGCAAAGGCGGGGGAGGAGTAGATGATTGACCCCTGTAGATTGTGATGCAGGGCGTTCTTAAGCCCCTGGAAGACCATTTGCGGGGTATCAAAGATAGCCGAGTTAATTTGGTTACCGTCCACGTAGACAATGGCGTTAACACCTGAGCCGTTAAACGTGGCAGAATCCGCCGTATCACGGGCATACTGTAACTGCGTGGCACTGGCGTACGTGGCACCGTTGGAAGGCATGACAAACACAGCACGGATGGACGAGGCGTTCAGACCGAGCGTGTACGAGGTCAACACCGAGGCGGGGACTTGCACAGCCATGTTGGAAGTCAAGTTCATGATGAAAGGGTGAGTCTTCACTGCCATGCGTTCGGCTTCAATGAATGCAGCAGGGAGTTCGCAAGCCTGGTACACGAGGTACGTGTTGCTGACGGTGTAGTCCGTGATCGTAGCCGTAGAGCCACGGTACAAAGCACGAGCAACACTGGCGAGGTCAATTTGGAGAGTCAACGGTGAGCTGAGCAAATATGCAGGCACGTCTTGCGTAGATGAGTTAAACATACTTAGCGGAAGGGGCAAAACCAAATCAATAAAACCGGACGTAGTAGAGGTGTACGTAAAAGGTGCACCAACACCGCAGAGGAGCTGAGCATCTCCCAACAAATAGTTAGCGTTGGAGTTATGCATCAACATTAAGTTCAAATCATCGTTCAAATAGTTGCGTTGTTCAATTACTGCCGAGTTAGCACCGTAGAGCGTCATACGGTTGATCCATGAGTAACCATTGCCCAATGACGGCACAAAGTTAGAATTGATAACACCAGCACCCTGAAAACCGACCGAGGTAGCGGCAGCCCAGCCCGAGGTCACAAAGCCCGTACCCGTCACCGTAATGCGGCACCGTAGAGCAGCCGTTCCACGGGAAATGCTGTAGTTACTGGGTGGGATTTGGAACAAAACCAATCCTCCTGACGATTGTGATTGTGACGTGCTTGATACCTGAAAAATTCTATTTCGGGTCTTAATCGCCTGAGCCGAGCTGTTGGACTTCAGGCTGTGCGGGACATCCTGAGTCATGTAGTTATGGACTTCTTGATTCACTTGAGTAAAATGAGTCGCCATCTTCTTCTATACTCATTGCTACTATTTTATTTTGGCAAAATTACTTCTTAAAATCATAGTAGTTAGAATAGTCCAAGTTGTCCACCTCCACCAATGAGCGACGATTGTGAACGGCTTTTCGCATAGCATCGGGATCGTTCGGAAGCTTCGGAAAGCTGTGACCGAAGTTGTACATGAGGGAATCCAAAGCACGGGGTGCACCGTGCATCTTAACCGGATTGATATCGTGCAGGGCTTTTCCAAGAACGGGAGATGCCGTAGACGGGGCTTTGCCATGGAATGCCATGTCAAATTCATTACTATGATAGTTCCGTACGACGTGCTTTACCGTATTGTTTACAAACGGGAGAAATGCCTTGTACTGTTTACCGCCGTGATGTAGATGACTCATTTATACAGGGGGAGATTTTATTTGGCTTTGTTTCTCTTGTGCCTGTTTCACCTCCTCCTGGTTCAATCGTTTCTGTTCTGCAATCTCTTGCTCCAATTTTTCCCTTTGT